CACGTTTACCGTTTTGGACGTTCCCCCGTACGAATATCTAGGGCTTATCGAACAGGATTGGACGTTCGACGCGAACAGCCCTATTCCCAACCAATTGCTTTTCGAGGATGCCGGCGACGACCTCGAGAGGGAAATGCTCGACACCTACGGGGTGCTCGAGTGGGACCCGCAATGCAGTTGGATTACCTCGAGCGACGTAACGGCGTGGTTGGGTATTGAGGCCGCAACCGAAAACGACGAAACGTTTATAGATACCGCTACGGCCGCCGCGAACGCGTGGGCCTACCGTCGCCGGCGGGAAGCGGGCTACTACGACGCGCTCGATACCTCCCCGGGCCCCGACGCGACGTTGGGAACCATCATGTACGCCGGCGCCCTGTACCGGGAGCGGGGAAGCGTGGATAGCTTCGCTAGCTTCGAACAGATGGGGCCGGCCATGCCCTTTGGGAGTAGTTCGCAGATCAACCGCCTACTTGGCATTAACCGTTCTCAGATCGCATGAGCGCAACCGGGATTTTTGCCGAAGCTCAAGGCACGTTGGTTACGTCCCTCGAGGGCCTAGGGCTCGCCGTGGTGACGGACACGCGTAACGCTCGCCCCATGTCGGTACTTGTGGAGCCCCCGACGTTTACCTGTTTCAACAGCAACATTGCCGAAATTGAGTTCGGCGTTAAGGTGCTCGCGGCGCCCCCCGGCAATCAGGATGCCGCTAATTACCTTGTGACCATTGCCGATACCATCATGGATTCGAGCATTTCCCTTATCCGCGGGACCCCCGGCGTGGTGGACATTGGCGGGCAGGCCGTCCCGAGCTTCGACCTAATCGTGCGCGTTTCAACCCAAAGGAGTTAGCAGCCGTGGCAACTACTACTTACCTCTCGCAGCCGGCGTCTATCACGTTCGCCGGCACCGACGTAACCGATCAGGTGAGCGCAATTAGCTTCACCCTTGGCGTGGAGCCCCTTACCTCTACGGCGTTTGGCGACACCGGGCAGCGCATGGTGGCCGGCCTGCAGACCGTCGAAGGCACTATCACCATGTACGCGTCGTATGGCGCGACGGAAACCGAAGGGCTCATTGCCGGCGAGATTGGGCAGGGAGACACCGCAATCGTGGTTAAGAAGGACGCCGGGGCCGTGTCGGCTACTAACCCCGAGTGGACTATTACTAACACCATGATTGCCAATAACGCGAACACCTACACGGTGGGCGAGCTGCAGGTGTACGAAGTTAGCTTCGAGGGCGGTACGTGGGTCCGCGACGTGACGCCGTAACGCAAACCAAAGGGGAAACAACATGCCAGAAAAGAAGGCCGTAAACGGGAATATCAGTTTTACAATTGGCGACGTTTCGCACGTCGTAGATATCTCCCCGGCCGGAATCGCTATCGCGTTTGAACGGCATTTCGACACGCCGGCGACCATTTTGCAGATGGCGCCGCGGCTCGAGTACATCGCTTTTTTGGCATGGTCGGCCGCATGTAGGGCCGGCCTGCCCGTCCCCGATGATTTCGACGAGTTCGTAAACGTCGTGGACGACCTCGAGGTAATAGATACCGGCGTCCCGGCGGACGCAAACCCTACGGCCGGGGGTCAGTAAGCCGCGCCTTGGCAACAGTTTTGGCGCACACCGGCTTTTGGCCCCCCGACGTGCCTTTTACGATGAAAGACCTAAACACGGTGCTCGAGATACTTTCCGAAGGCGCGAAGTAATGCCGGCATCGGCACGTGTCGAAGTCGTCGGCGTTAAGGACACCATTAAGGCGCTTCGGCAGGTGGACCCCGAGTGCCGTAAGGAGTTCAACCGCGGCATTAAAGATGTAGTCGCGCCGATGGTCGCCACGGCGAAGGGCGCCTATCCGGCCATGCCCCTAAGCGGAATGCAGCGGGCATGGGTACAGGGCGGTTCGCAAAAGCTGCCGTGGGAAGCGTCGAAGGTCCGTAGCGGCGTGAAGGTAAAGACCTCCACGCGCCGCAACGCTAATAGCGTCGTGTACATCACGCAGGCCAACCCGGCCGGCGCCATTTTCGAGATTGCCGGGGAGGGCAACAGGTTTGGCGCAGCCCTTCGCAGCCGTAATGGCAAGGTCCTATGGCCGACCTACGACCGTTACGCAACGCAGATAGCCGAAGGCGTGGATAAGTTAGTGCGCGAAGCCGAACGGACGGTGCAAGGGATGGTTAGGCGCTAATGGCAATCACTATTCCCATCCTTACCGATTTCGACGGCCGCGGGATAGACCGGGGAATCGCACAATTCCAGCGGCTCGAGGGAAAGGGCGCAAAGGCCGGCTATGCCATTAAGAAGGCCGCGGTGCCGGCTGGCATTGCGCTTGTGGCGCTTGGCGCCGCCGCGTTCGACGCGACGAAGGCCGCCATTGCGGACGACGCAGCGCAGGAGCAGTTGGCGCGCACGCTTACTAGCTCCACGAAGGCCACGAAGGGGCAGGTGGCCGCGGTAGAGGATTTCATTAGTAAGACCTCGCAGGCCGCGGCCGTGTCGGATGATGAGCTAAGGCCGGCGCTCGCCATTCTCGCTCGAGGAACGGGCGACCTTGCCACGGCGCAGCGCGGGTTGGGATTGGCGCTCGATATCGCCGCCGGCACCGGGAAGCCGCTTGCCCAAGTTTCGGAAGCTCTCTCGAAAGCGTATGCGGGCAACCTTAAGGGCCTTAATGCCCTAGACCCCCGCATGAAAACCCTTATTAAGAATGGCGCGTCCGCGGAGGAAGCTTTTGCCATTCTCTCTAAGACCTTCAGCGGGGACGCGTCCGCCGCAGCCGACACGGCCGCCGGCCGCATGAAGGGCCTTGGCATTGCGCTCGACGAGACTAAAGAGGCCGTGGGTTCCGCGCTTCTCCCGGCCGTGGAAAAGATTTTGCCGGTGCTGCAGAAGTTCGCCACGTGGGCGCAAAATAACCCCGGCGTTTTCCTTGCCATTGCCGCGGCCGTGGGCGTGCTCGCCGGCGGAATCATCGCCCTTAATATCGCTATGACCATCCTTGCCGCTAACCCGGTGGCATTGGTTATCGGGGCAATCGTGGTTGCCGTCGCCGGCCTCACCATCGGAATTATTGCGCTTTACAAGCGGTCAGAAACTTTCCGGCAGATTGTCACCGGCGCATGGGAAGCCGTTAAAAAGGCCGTTGAAGTCGTGGCCGATTTCCTTAAGGGCCCCGTTATGGCCGCATGGGACATTGTAAAGGGCGCCCTAGACGCCGTTGCGGCCCTTGTGCGCGGGGATTTTTCCGCGGCATGGGATGGGCTTAAGCGGGCCCTTGGCGGGGTGCTTGATTGGATTAAAAGCACCCTGCTTGCCTTCCCTACGCTCATTTTTGGCGCCGTGGTGGACATTGGAAAGGCAATCGTTAATGGCATTGCGTCCGGCATTACCGGCCTTGCCGCTGCAGCGTGGGACAAAATTTCGCAGATGCCGGCGGCCCTCGCGTCCCTTGCCGTGGGTTGGTTCAACGGACTAAACGATATTGGCGGTAAGGTCATTACGTGGGTTGCGTCCGGCGCTACCGGCCTTGCCGGCGCGATATGGGACAAAATAAGCGGCTTTGCGTCCGCGCTTGCAAGCCTTGTGGGCGGCATTAAAGATACCGTCGTCGGCATTGGCGAAAAGATCGTCGGTTGGATTGTGTCCGGCGTCAAAGACGTTGCGAGCGGCATTGCCGACGCCGTTAAGGCCGCGATCAACCTAGGCATCAACGCGCTTAACGCCGGTATCCGCGGGCTCAATAAGGGCGTGGGGGCGATCAACGCCGTTATCCCCGGCGGGGACCCTGTTCCCCGTATTCCCGAGATTCCCCGGCTTGCAAAGGGCGGGATTGTCACGCAGCCCACGTTGGCCCTTATCGGAGAGGCCGGCCCCGAAGCCGTCGTGCCGCTCAACAGGCGCAACGGCCCGATGGGCGGAATTACGATCACCGTAAACGCCGGCCTAGTCTCGAGCCCCGATCAGGTGGGGCAACAGATTATTGAGGCAATACAGCAGGCGCAGCGCCGTAGCGGGCCGGTGTTCGCCCCCGCATGAGCACCGCCCCCGAAATACAGGTAATCGTCGGCTTCGAAACCACGGTTAATTTCGGCAACCCATTTCAGTTGGATAACGCGACGTATGGGAAGCTCAATACCGGCACGCTTGGCGGTGTTCAGCCGGTGGACGTGACTAGCTACGCCGAAGCAATCACGATTAACCGCGGGAGAAACCGCGAGCTCGAGCAATTCAACGCCGGCACCGCGGCTATCCGCTTTAAAGACCCTACGCGCATTTTTGACCCGCTCAATACGGCGTCCCCGTACTACCCGTTCGTCGGCCCCCGTAACCCGGTGTCCGTTTACGCAAACGGCACCGAGATTTTTTGCGGGTACGTGACGGATTGGGACATTGACTACAGCTACACCGAATCCGGGAACGTGACCACGGCGCAATGTTCGGACGCCTTCACGGTGCTAGCAAACCAAAACATGAATGAGTGGACGCCTTCGGCGCAGCTTTCCGGCGCTCGAGTAGCGGCCGTTTTGGCGCGTCCCGAGATTATCTATCAGGGCCCCGTTTCGGTGGATACCGGAAGTTCCACGCTTGGCGCCTACCTTGTGACAGCCGGCCAAAACGTTTTGCAATACCTTCAAAACGTGACGGCATCGGAACAGGGCTACCTATTCGTAAACGGGGAAGGAACGCTTGTGTTCCGCGGCAGGGCGTCCGCGCTCAACCCTGTTGCGTCGGTTGCGTTCACCGATAACGGCACCGGGAT